TACATCGATTGACACCCGGAAGTGAAAGATATGACGATGAGGAGTGCCCAAAAACGATACATCATATTCATCTCCTGTAGCAAGTGCTGGGTCTGTTGCCGCGGCAGGATAGCAGTGAATGCCTTCCTTTTGAAAGGTAACCCAAATTTGCCGTTGTGCGGCTTCTTTAATAGTTTCAATACTCATTTAATAATCTCATCGTTACTGTATTCATCCCAATTGGTAAAATACTTACGTTGTGTAACAGCGCCAATTGGTACACACCAGACACCTGGATTTGTTGCTTCAAAGCCGATATCGTCTATCTTAATTGTAGCATTATATCCTAGCTGTTGTAAATAGGGCAATTTCACCGAAATCTGCGGAATAAATTTTCTATACTCAACCAGACCGCTTTCTAATAAACCTTCAGTTTGCGCAACATCAAAGTCTAGTGTACACCAAAAACCTGCATCTAGGCAATACTGAATCATATCTTCCCATAGACGCCAGTTGCTTGCATCATTAGTTTCTAGTTTTGGAAAACTTTGATTGGCACCAAAATAGATATGTGTGCATCCGTTATCTGCGGCTAGGTTAACAATAGTCTGCTCATTTTGGACGCCAACTACAAATAATGTTTTCATATTAAATGCAGGTGTGCGTTCAATTTCTGTTCCAATAAAGAACAAGACGTCTTCTGAAATACCGTCAGTATATTCACGTTTCATTCTTAACCTTTCTGTTCGTTGAACTCATGTTCGAGTTCTAACAATTTTTCATCATCTGGATCATTAAGATCTTCGACGCCCAATATGTTAGTAGCAGTTTCTTCTTCAAACAAATTCTTAAATGTATTAGAAGCAGTACCACCACGTAGTCGCATACCCATCATGCTGTTAAGCATTGGTTTTGCATCTTCAATCATCTGCATTGGGTTTTGAGATTTAAACAAATCCTTAACAAACGCATTGAAATACAGAATGTTGCGTGGAACCCAATCTGAGTATTCATCACTCATATCACGTTCTTTAACACGTTTCCAGTAACGATAGTCTGGCTGTATCTTATGGCTTTCAATATCAGCAAGAACGTTAGCACGTTGTACAGCACGAATATGACAATATGTATTATGTGCCATCATTAGAGCATAACCAAAGCTATCCCAACTTGTTTTGCCTTCCTTACCGATCTTGTTTAACATACCTGGCTTGTAATGACAAATATCTTTCATTGTCAAACGGTTACCAATTTCGCTTTCGAATGGGAAAGGAATATCTGTAGATGCAAGTGCCTTGTTATCTGGCGCCTTGTCCATAATAACTGACCAACGCTTGTTAGTGTGTTGTGCGTTTGTGTAAACTAGACCGTGTGCTGTTGCAATAAAAGGACTTGCACAGTCAAAGCTAATTGTAAAGTTCTCATTTACAGTTGAACGGATTTCACGTTGAATACTAGTTAAGTAGCATGACCAGTCTAATTGGGCAGTACCCAAGAAGTGCATCCAGTTACGATCATCTAACAATTTCTCATCACGTAAGATGATAAGACGTTTGAGTGCAACTTCCATATCGCACATGTTCTTACCACCCATTGCCCAACCTTCTGTAGGCAAATGCTTTACTGCGTTATACCAAGCTTCTGCGGTTTCCCAGTCACTGCCTTGTAACACGTTCAAGAACTTAGTTTGACCTAAGCGATTACGCAAAAAGTAATCATTGTTGTGTAGTGTTTTATCTAAACAGTCTTGGAATGATTTAAGACCTGTCTTTGGACTATGAATATGGTCACATGCCCAAGTAGGAACGTCTAGTAACATTGACCAATCGGCAGTTAGTTCTAACCAATTGAGAATGTCATCACGAGTCTTGTTGGCTTTTGCGCCTTCAAAGTCTGCCCAGTCAAATTTAAGAACACCCTTACCAATCTGGTAACCACCGGAGTCTCCTAGGATCATTGTGTTTGCACGATCACGATCTTGCAACATAGCATCTTGAATCATGGTCTTTTGCAAATCCAACTGTGCGTGACCTGCTGAATACAAACCATACTTGTAAGTAAAGTACCCTTCTTCCGGATTAAGAAAGTTCATACCTTCAATCCCACGATCAAATCCCGCAGGAATACGATCATCAGGAACAAACTTGTCAAAACGTTGTTTGCTTATGTAAGTTGAAAAGAAAGTACTAATAGCTGGCAAATAGACAGCATAGTCCTTCTGTAATGGTGTTAAATTAACTGGTTGTTTGCTCATGGTGCTTGCATTTCCTCTGTGCCTACATAAGTATCTTCGGCAAGTTTGCTGGTTATTTTTAATTGTAATTCTGCTTGTTTTACTGCGGCAATAGCTTTATTTAGGTTTTCTTGTGCAATCTGTACAGCAGGGTGTTCGTGATTTCCAAGAATTGTTTTAAATTCAGTTTCTTCTTGTTGCTTCTGTCTTACCCATTGTAACAGAGTTTCTACCGATCCGTCAAGTCTTACAGTAGCATAACTAGTAGGCAATGTCTGCCAAACTCCTGCGTTATAGTACTGTATGTCACTACCTCTAAGGCGCAACATGCCTTGATAGCTGTCACTGTCATTTGAGTTAGTCCACGGCAATGATGTATTACCGCCGTCGACTATAACTCCTGTTGAGCCCATTAAACCTTTTATCATGCTTGTGCTGGTAAAATGTATTTGTAAGTTGCCAAACCGCTGTCTAAAGTAATTTGTAACGCACCTTCATCACTGAAGCTCATTGTTGTATTGTTTACATCGGCGATCTTCAAGATGCTTTGTACTTGTGCAACTGGCCAGCTCATTTGGTTCTTCAGCTTACCTGTAATGCCTTCGGCAAACACAAACTCACCTGCGTGTGTTGATGCATCGCCAAATGAGAATACTAATTTATTGCCATCTGTTTTAACAGTGAATGTTGTGTGTTCATTGTTAGCAGTAGCTTGAAAGTTAAAACGCTGTACACCTGCAACAGTTGGAACAACATCTACGTTCCAGTTAACACCTTTAAACTTAGGCACGTTTAATTTTGTGTTAATAACTTCCATGTTCATAAAGCGATAATCATTCTGGAAGTCGCCTGCTTTGTTTTCAAAGTGTAAACCTACTGGAATGTCAACACCGTTACGCTGTGCCTTAACAACATCAATCTTGGCATCTTCGCGATATTCCGGACAGTCTAAATGAATCTTCAACTTGTTAAGTTGTGGCATACCAAATACGCCTTGGATATCTGCGTATGGATTTGCAGTTTCTGCAGTCATAATAACTGTACGATCGTCTGCCATGGAATCGATCTTAGTTGTTTTGTCGTCACCAGTAACTTTAACAATCTCTAGGAAACCTAGATTGTGTGTATGAGATACGATGTCTTGTAATATTGCTTTCATATTAATATTCCTTTTCTATATTATATTTAGGTTTTTGGTATTTGTCAATCAATCAAATGAGAACAATTTGCCAAATGTATTATTTTGTACTGTTGATTCTAAATCCCATTCCAAAACACCAATAAGATTGTCCAACTTGTTGTTAATAATTGTTGTTTCCATCTCAGAGTGGTCAAATGGTAAATCTTGGAACCATTTTGGCAAACGCAATTCATCAACCGGATATGCAACGCTAGTATATCCTAATGGATTGTCTTTAATTTTACAAACAATTACTTTCATGCCGTCGACAATCTGTTGACTGTATTTGTCACCGTGCATGGTCTTTAGAGTATTCCAATTCATACTAGCACGTACATGGCCTGGAATAGTAATCTTTCCAGTTTTCTTTTCACGTTCTTGATAGTCTGTGATGTTGTTAGCACGTTTTGGACTGCCTTTCTCCCAACCAGGTCTTGCCTTAAACTCAGTTCGGAATTCACTAATGCGTTCTAGAGTTTCTTTTTCCTGAGCACCATTAAGCACGTTAGTTAAAATTTCTTCTAGGAACTTCTGCATAAATTCTGGAGTATCTGAACGCTTCAAGTCCAAGCCCATAGCTTTGATCTTACCTGGCTTACCATCAACGTCTTGTCTCTTGCCGTCTTTATCGTAATACAGTACAGCATAACGTTTCTTAGTAATGAACAAGCCTTTGACGGCAACAATTTCACGTCCTGCCTTGATAACCTCACCGCGGCTCTTTGGACAATGGAACCCTTCCAGCATAAATTCTGGGAATGTACTATTCACGTTAGTAGCAATAGTATCATACAGTTGAACAACAGTATCTCTATCCCAAGGAATCTGTCCTTTGGCAATTTCGTTTTTAAGACTAGAGTACGCACTAAAGTACACAGAGTCTGTGTCACCGTAGATTACGCTCTTGCCTTTATAGTCATACTCTCCAGTAATCACTTCATTTACTTTTGCGGCCATATGGCGAGCAATTTGTCTTCCTGTAAGAGTTGTGGATTGGCCAATACGCTTATCAAAGAACCTGCAACCAGCATTAAGAATAGCACCGTATAGACTGTTAAGGTTAATTTTCTTAACAAGCTGTCGCTTATCCCAATACTCTTCCTCAATTTTGTTACCAGCATCGATTGCCTCCTTTAATTTTTTCTGCATATCTTTACGTTCAGCATACCAGCGTTTTAACAAACCTGGAATAACACCGTCCTGCTCATGTGTAAAGATTGTGCCGTTAGCACTTAGCATCCACGGTTGATTGCTTTCAAAGATCAATCTGTAGACTTCTGCGGCACTCATTACATCACTGCCACCGTTTTCCCAGTCAACAGTAATTTCAAATGCTCGATCCTTATCCATAACAGCTTCGTATTCAAATGTGCCAAACTTATCTTCCCATGCCGCGGCAAAGGACTTTTTCTGTAAGGTCATTTGTTCTTCAATGAATTCATCAGTCTTTGTAGGGCGCAGTTGTCCTACAATAGTTTCTGGGCCCATGTTTAATGCACGAATCACAGATGGATACAGTGAGTTAATGTCCATTGATCCAATCCAGTCATGAAGACCTTTCTTTGGATAAGCAACATAAGCACCTGCGGCTTGGTTATTTTCTGTGTCATCACGTTTAGGACGACTTGGAACAATCATACCTCTATGGTGTGCTTCATTAATAATAGCCTGTTCTGTAACAGCAACGGCACCCATTGTAGTCTGTAGCAATACAGTATTTTCATGCGCCAGTGTGTTGGCTAGATCTAAGAATTTTAGTTTTTTATCTAATTTGTCTAGTAGCGCACAGTCTTGTCTGTTGTATTCGATAAACTTTCTGAAGTCGTTGTTGTATAACTGATCGAGAGTTCCTTCGTAAACTGTTTTGCTCTCTCCGACTTCCATTTCTCCAATAGCATCAAGTCTGTAGGTGTGGCGTTCTTCATATGTATACTTTCTATAAAGTTCCAATGAGTCAAGGTGTACTCGGCCCACGAGATCATAAGTGATCGCAGTTTTTCCGTATTTTTCATATTCTCTCTTCTTTGGGAAATGATCCCATAAACACAGCCTGCGTGTATCTTCTTTGCTTAGAACTTTAATAATACGATTAACAGTATACGGCATATCGAAGCCTTCACTGTTCCAACCACTTAAGATATCTGCATCTTCGATTAGCTGTAAGAAAGTGTCAAGCATTTCTGCTTCTGTTTCGAACAAGTGTGTATTAGGAAATTCCTTAACTTGTTCTCTTGCCTGCTCCATTGTAAGTGTCTTAGGAGGAACTGCAAGACAGATTAGTGTATCTAACCATTGTAGGTGAACAGCAATCGCAGTAATTGGCATGAACGCATCTTCTGGAGATGCATAGCCGCGTTCTGGATCAAAGTCCACCTCAATATCCCAAAAGGCTGTGTGTAATTTGGGAGGTTCAGTACCTAGATACTTTTCTTCAAGCACACGGAATACAGCATTAATATCTGATTCGTATAACTTGTGGGTACTGTGAATTTTTTGTTCTTTGATAAAGTCTTTGAAAGTCTTAGCTGTGACTTTGCTTAATGACTCACCATGTATTGATGTGTACTTGCCCTTTTGATCGGGATAGTAAAATTGATATCGGGCTGGGTAATCAATAAAGATTCGGCCCTTTTTTGGATCTCGCTCAACGACACGTACAACGTCTTTGTCGCGATCCCAGATGGCATCTACGTAACTCATATTTTCTCCTACCGCTTATGGCCGGTTAACCTTCTAAATAGCGATTTATGGCTCGCTGAACCTTTCTCAATATTATTTAAGCAATCATTCTAATCAAACCGACTGTATCGATACTGACTAGCAGGATGTAATTAGCCAACATGCCAAAGCTCTTACGAGTCCAGCTAGCCCATGCATACATAGCACAGCCACTAATCCAGATAGGATATAGTATGAGAAGAGGAGGATTAGGGACTGTGACTGCCATCGTAATAGAACAGCCAATAGATATAGCCCAAGCAAGGAGCTCAATAAGGAACCTAAACTTATTAGAACTCCAGTCATCTTTAATCCACCTTAATGTTGGTTCAAACAACGTATCAATCATTAATTTTCAGTACGGTTTGGATTTTCTGCATCGTAATCACTTTGACGAATAGCGTGACCACTAACTTCAACGATAGTTTCCAAATCATCAAATTCTGTGAATACACGATCCCAGTCGCCTTTTTGTGCGATCTTGATTGCTTTTTTAATAATACTAGGTTTAACTTCTAGTTCTTCTGCGACAGCTTTGATAGTGTCGTTGAGGCCTTCGTTCAAATCTTCAATTTCTTGTAGGACTGTTACACCCTCAGAAATCAATTGTTTAATCTTAGCCTGTTCTGGTGCGCCAAATACTTTGCTCATAAAAATCTCCTGTGTTAGTAATTATATACTAGCAACAGGAGATTGTCAAGTCTTGATTGTAATTTGGCTTATTTAGGCCCGTGATCTAATCGATCTCCGTCTTGTTGTTCATGCGAACTAATAACATAGTCCATAACACTTACCATCATGCTTTTGATAGCACCAATCTTTTCTGAAACCCATTCTGGAAATTCTTCGTCATCAGTTACTGCTTTTTCTAAATGAGTAGCTACACGAACAATAGTGTGCAAACTATTCTTAACAGTATCGCCCTCTAGGTCTTTTTCTCTTGATTTATGGTCGTCACTTGCATCGTTTAAATGTTGATGACTACCTGGGCTCTTTGAAAACATTGTAACACCATCATCAGTACCACCTTCCATAAACGCAACTGCACCTTCTAACATTTCTTGTAGACGAGTTTCGTATGACGGAGTTTCAAATAATTCTGCGGCTAATGTATCGTGTGTCCAGCTTTCTTTAACTTTTGCTAAACCTTTTTTACGGCGGTCAATCGCACGTTGGGCAATATCTTTATACTCACCGTTTTTAGCGTGTGGCTCTAATTCTTTAACTTGAGCTTGTGCTTTTTCTTTGTAACTGGCTTTTGTAGTATCTTTTAGTTCGCTTAACTGTTTCAATTCAGCTTCTAATGCTTCAGCATAACTCTTTTTGTGTTTTGTTATGCCTTGCTTTGCGGCTTTCTTTTTATCAGTATGTGCGCCTGCACCAGTATTAACGGCATTCTTTGCAACAAAGTTGCGTGGCTTCATTGGTTCTATACCTTTGGCTTTTTTTGTATATTTTACGGCTTTGACGCCTTTTTTGTGTTCGTTGATCATAACCGTTCCTTAGACTACTATGCTTGCTCGTCTTATAACTTTTGCTTTCTTGCCTTTGCCGCCTACAACTACAGGCACAGCGGCACCACCGCCAACTCCAGAACCAACACTAGTACTACCTCCAGTTGCGGCTTCTTTAACGTCAGCCGCACTGGTTGGATGATCTTTTTGTGTTGCTACAGGCATACTGCGATCTTTACTAACCATCTGTTGGGGTTTGTGCTTTTCTTGACCTTTTAAGATCTTGTTAGCACGACTTAGGCCGTTAACGATAACATCTAAGCCGTTTTCATCTGCTTGGTATTTAATACCAATTCCGCCCTTAGCTTCCCAACCGCTGATATTACTGCCCCTGTCATCAATTAAGATATTAGGAGTACCGTCTTGTTGTACAGCGTACTTTGATTTGTCAGCCGCAATAATAATTTCAGTAGGTTGCGGGTTTAGATGTTTCTGAATCCAAATTCTTTTTTGTACTTCTGAGTTTTGATGATCGCCACGTAGGGGGCTAGAGCAAATGCAATACCCCTTGGCACCATGCGATTTAGCAAATTCTAATGCCATCTCTACTACTTGCTGTGCATTGCGACATTCTGGTAAGCGAGCAAAGAAGTCTGTGCCTACCATTTTGTTTAATGTTGGATCTGTTTTTGCTGGAGGAATATCTCTATAGTTGCCGTTAGTAATTCCAGCAAGTTTAGCATATTCAGTAAAGAAGTCTGCAAGCACTCCGTCCATATCTAGATAAATTTTAGGCGCACTGGATCCGCCTGACTTAACTGGTGCTTGTTTAGATTGAGATAGGGCTTTTCCAACTTGGAAAGCTGTATTTCCTACTCCTTGTGCAAATTCATCTTTTTTCATGTTAGTATTATAACATCTTTATTTCTTTTTTGCAACCTTGGCTTTTTCCGTATCATTCTTACGCCAATCTGCTACTGGACTCTTTGTATCAGTGTCTGATAATTCTTTACTACCACGCGGTGTTAGTACAAGACCTTGGAATCCTAAGTGCTTGCCAGTTGCTTTAATAATTTCATCGTCGGCTTCTGTGTAACCAATTGTTACAGTCTTTTGTCCAACTGGGCCTTCTAAGTTCATAGGATAGTCAGGCATGCCTGCAAGAGCTACACCAAAGCGATATGCGTGATACGGGCTAGAGTTATCTAATTGATCCCAGCGATGTGCGCCAGGAATTCCTTGTGTAGCAGAGTCAGGCATTTTATTTTTGCCTTCATTGATAAATTCGTTTGCTCTCATTCTTTCTTTTCGCCTGTTAAGTACGGTAAACTAAACCATAACTTGAACCACTCTGGTGTTCCGGGTTTAATGTTTTGTTCACGCATAATCCGAGCATTTTCGTTAGCAGTCTTTGTTATATTACTACCACCTTGTTGCTCGGCTGTTTTTATTCTGTATTCTTGTAATCTAGCTTCTGACCCTAACCCTGCTAGATACTGTACAATTTTTAATTCGTGTATAGGATCATCTGGCGCAAGGTAGGCGTCATCTGGACTATCTGTATTTAAGTGTTCTGTGGTTATCTTAAACTGTTTCATTTTGATTCTAGGATAGCAATCAAACTACCCATTACGCTTTCAACGTCTTCGCTAACTGGGACACAGTTATTAACACGCTTGCCGCCTTTCATCTTTGTACCAGCTTTGCGATAACCTTTCCAGCACTTTGGATCAAGGCGTTGCTTTACTTCTTTAACATCTTTCTTTTTCTTTTTAGCAATAGCAATAGCGGCTTCTTCAACACCATCTTCGCCTACCATTAGTTCTTTTAGTGGAGGCTTTTGACTTTTCTTAGGTTCTCCACGTGCTTGTCCTGCTGTGCCTAGTTTGTTCTTGTCCGCACCTGCAAATGCTTTCTTAGGTAGCATAGCTTCTGTGACAGGACTAGCAACACCAATGATTTCGTTGAATAGTCTACCTAATGGCTGTTTACTTTCAGACATAGGTTGTTCTTGTTTATCTTGTGCGGCCATACCATTTTTTCCATAGTTAATTGCGTAGTCGTCATCTTTTGGACTCATATTAGTCTTAGCACCACTTGGACTTACGTGTGTCGGGGCAATGCCCATACCTTTGCGAGTTAAGTCCATTAGATGTTTAATCCATTCGGCACCTAATTTCTTAACATCAAATCCTTGACACCAAACTTTTAACTGTTGTTCTGGAGTAGCATTAGGATCTTTTAAAATATTGCGCAACTTAGTAAAGCTCATGCCAGTACCGCGTGGTGTAGCTTCTAATGTAACTTTAACGTGTTCGTACCCTTGAAACTTGTTAACCGCTTTCATCAGTGCGCCTGCAATGGGCATGTTGGCTTGATCTTCTCCCACCATGATGATAATATTATCATAGCGTGGAGGCTTACCTGGCAACGGATTGATCAATTCGTGTTTGATCTTTTGCATCAAACTTCCGCCCTCTTGTGTTACAGTACTGATATGGTTAGCATAGTTAGGATACATCTTATGCCATGTCTGTACTTTAACAGCTGGAGGAATAGGATCGTCCTTGCCTTGTGCATTACCAATAAACAAGTAAGGATCACCGCCTACTTGTTTTGCTTTATTAATTGTGTACTCAAATAACTGTTCGTGACCAATGTGCCCAACGAAACTACCAATAGCAACTACGGCAGTTTTATTTTCACCACGTGGACGTTCTGTTCTTGCTGATGCTTTAGCCGCATTCTTAGCCGCAATAACATCACGCTGTTCTTGGCTAGTAACTTTAATAGGACCTAGGCGACTGTTAATAACAATACCTTCGTAGTCCTTACCTAATATATCTTTACCTAAGATGTTAGGGTCATTAATAATTGCTTTTTCTAATGCTAGTTTAACTGGTTCAAGTGCGGCTTTAACTTCTGCGGCCTGATCACGTTTCTTACTAGCTAACATAGCCTTGAACTGCTCAATGTTTTCTAATGGAGGAACCATAGCAGTTACATCTAATGCTTCTTGTTGTGTTAGGCTGTTGTCAATAAACATTACGCTACCTGACTTGCCGACACTTAGTAATTTCTTAATGTATGCTTGACTATCAGGTAAGTCTTCACCTGTGTCTGCATCAACCACACGGAATGGAACTAAAGCTAATTGAACACCCTGCGGTAGTTTGTCATAGTGAATACCAACAAACTTTAATTTACCTTCATCTGTTTCTGTGGCAAATGGCAGGAATAGAACTTCGCAAGTAACTTGTTTATTAACTAAAAACTTTGGACCTAGTTTGCTGTCGACTAATTTAACAGCGGCCATCATCTCGTTAAACAACTCATCAAATACTTTTGCACGGCCTAGGATCTCTGGATCCTCGGTACCTTTTTGTTGATGATACTTTAAAAAGCCTGCTTCGTAACGTGGCTCGGTGCGGCTAGTACCCATGAAAGGTTTGCCTTCTGCGTTCTTACCAAAGCGTCCGCCAAAGCCGTCTACCTTAACATTCAATGGAATATTTTGTAACTTAAATTGTCCGTTACCTTGATGCAGTTCGTCTAGTAGATCTAAAAAGTCAACTGACTTTAAATCACGTAGGTGTGGCATACCTTTACGTAGCTGTGCCTTAACAGCTGGTTGTTCTGGCTCGTCAGCCTCTCTTAAAAAAGATTCTGTTGCGGCCTTCTTAGGTTTAGCGTTAAACTTGGCTTCGTATTCCATAGCCATCTTAACTGCCTGTTGGCGTAGTCCTTTAGCGTTGGCAATCTTAAGAGGTTGTACTCCATTACCGCCAAGCAACATAGCATCAATTGCCGCAAACTTTGTGTCGCGATCTCTAACTGGATCACCAGCAGTAATCATTTGTGCTTCTGGAGAGAAGTTTAAATCTAAGAAACGTTGAGCAATTTCTTCACGTTGCTCTTCGTTCATGTATTTGTTTAGTAACTGTATAGTGCCAACAAAACTCTGTTGACCTGCAGAATCTTGTGCAGTTGGTTTCTTGCCAAGCAATTTTTCAAACTGACTTGCAAGGTTCTGATCGTAGTCACGTTGGTCTGGACTTAATAACTGCATAACAGGGAGATTGCCAATCATGCCTGGCTTACCTGTTTCTGGATTGATATAAGGTTTGTATTTTAAACTTAATCCGCCACCTTGTCCGCCTGTAACTGCAAAACTAAAGTCGCTGTCTGTTACTGGCTCGTCACTGATCTTTGTACTCTTCTTAAGTACACGGGCAACATATTTGGTACTAGTTTGTGCGTGTGGAATAGCACGGTAGATCCATTTATGGAATACACCTTTAATACCTGCACTCAAATCATCTAGATGTGAACTGTGACTAAACTTAAACCATTCAGTTGGTTTAGCAGGTTCTTTATCTGTTGCTTGTGTGTACGGACCTAATTCAAAGTCAATCTGTACACGTACTTGTGGATCATCTAATAACCATAGGCCAGATAATGAACTATTAAATCCTAAGAAAGTAGCAGGGCCGATCTTCTTTCCAATAACACTAGTAAGCCATTTGTGTAATTGATCGCCAATCTGTTGATCAACTTGCGTGTCAATGTCGCCTACTTTTTGTTTCTTTAGTTTATTAAGGAAGTCGTCATCGGAAATACCTTCAACGTCAAAGAATTGAATACTACTTCCGCTTAGTGCTTCACGTTTGTTAATTAATGATGGATCCCAAATCGGAGCACCATTTGCTTTGGCATAGGCATTGTTGATAGCATATAGTGTATCGGCAATCTTGCCAACCATAAATGTACGATTGTGTAACTTCAGATCAATCTCGTCGGCTTTGTGCTCGCCGGGAACGCCTTGCCAGCCTGGACTTTGTGAGGAAACATTACCGCCTTCTGCGATAACGGTTGCTACTACTTTACGATTGAATATTTCATTTAGAAACATTAAGGTCCCTTACTGCTTATATGTGCCGTCAATGATATCCTTGTGATAATGATCGGCTAGGCGTTGACATAGTTCATCTCTTAGATCTTTGTCAAAAAGTTCTTTGATGTCACCCTTCATTTTGTGATGATGGAAAAAGTCTACGCAACCTTTCTTAACCATATCTTCCCAAACCTTAGGATCGTGACCTTCGTCATTCTTGTGTTTTGTTCTAATTGTATCTGCTTTTTCAAAGAAATCTTTTTTATGCAGATCGTCGTGGTCTACTATATACCAGAATAAGTCATCTGCCATATGTGTATTTTGT